TCCTGGTACAAGCTGGGCGGCTTCACCCTGCAGCCCACCGAGCTGGCCAAGATCAGCTTCATCCTGACCTTTGCGATGCACCTGAACAATGTGCGGGGGCGCATCAATGAGCCGAAGGAGCTGGGCAAGCTGCTGCTGCATCTGGCCATCCCCATCCTCATCATCCATGTGCAGGGCGACGACGGCACGGCCATCATCCCGGACGAGCTGCTGCAGGACTGCCACACGCTGACGGCCTACGCCTACGTCACCGACGACACCGGCGCGTACACGATGGTGCAGCAGGATTTTGTCGTGCACAAGCGCGCGAAGCCCGCCGGGTATGTATACACACCGACAGACCAGATGACGTTGCGGACGATCCAGCGCCAGATCGGCGACCTTGCCGACCTGACGACGGAGGCAAAGGACACGCTGGTGGCTGCTATCAATGAGGTGGCACGGACAGGCGGCGCGGGAAGCATGGACTTGCGCGTGTCGGACGGCTACATCCAGTACAGCACGGACGGCGGCAGCACGTGGACAAACCTTATCGCCGTGGCAGACCTCAAGGGCGCCGATGGCAAACCGGGGGCTGCTGGTGCGGACGGCGTTACGCCGCACATCGGTGACAATGGCAATTGGTACGTTGGCAGCACCGATACAGGCAAGCCATCGCGCGGAGCAACCGGAGCGCCGGGCAAAGACGGCGCGGATGGCAAACCGGGAGCAACCGGTGCAGACGGCATCACGCCACACATCGGAGATAATGGCAACTGGTACATTGGAGATGATGACACCGGCAAGCCGTCGAGAGGTGAACAAGGGCCGGGCGCGGAGGTATTCTACATCGACCTTGCTGGAAAATACCCCAGCTACACCTGCCCGGTGGCGATGGCCGACATCAAGGCGGCGTATGAGGCGGGGAAGGAGCTGAAATGCCGATTCGCCATGGGCATGTACACAGCGGTTCTGCCGTTGTTTCTGCCGATGCCCAGCTCGAACACATGGTTATTTTCCGGCGCCGGTGCGCTGTCCGCAATGGGCTTCCCAGCGCAGACGATGACTATCGCCATCGTCAATGGCACTGTGCAGGCAAGCGATACGCGGCTGGCATCTATGGATGACATCCCCACGGCCTTGAAAAATCCGAATGCGCTGACGATCAAAATCGGCGGCACGACCGTCACCTACGACGGCAGCGCGGCGAAAACCGTCACGATCGCCGATGGCACGGAGGTGAGCTACTGAGATGAAAAAGCTCTACGAAGAAACCACCGTACAGGACATTGCAGCAGCTATCCGCGAGAAAAACGGCACTGCAACGAAATACAAAGTCGCGGAGATGGGCGATGCTGTGAGGCGCTTGAACACCGGAGTGGAAACCGAAGTGTACACATTTGACCAGTGCCGCGCAGAGGTAGACAGGTATCTGAAAAACGTCACTTACAACCCCTCGGACTACGCTGTCTCGCAGATACCCGAATATGTGACGACAGTGAGCGCAAACCGACCTGTTGGCGTAGACATTGTGATGAAGTCCGCCGGAACGCTGACAATCGTGGACGGGTACACAGGTAACAGTGTTTCGCAGCCGGTCAGCGCAGGAGCAATCACAATCTATAACTGCACACCGGGCTCGATATCAACTTTTGTGCTGCTTGTTGACGGAAAAGTTATCCAGCAGGGCGTCATTAAACCGACCGGAGCGTGCCGCATGATTCATTTGCTGAACGTGGGCAACGTGCGCGATCTTGGAGGCTGGGATTGCGATGGTGGCAGGGTAAAGTACGGGCTGCTCTTCAGGGGCGGCGAGATGTATGGATATCTGACCGATGACGGCAGACAACAGGCGATTGATATGCTCGGAATCCTCAAGGAAATTGACCTGCGTTTTGCGTCTGAACTGAACGGCAGGACAGAAAGTGGCTTTGGACCGACCGTAGATATGCTGTGGGTTGATATGACATGGAACGACCTTGCGTATCAGAAGTCAAGCGGGAATATCAAGGCGATCTTCGACCCGCTCTTCGATTATGTCATCGCAAACAAGCCGACATACTTCCACTGCTCTGCGGGCGCAGATCGAACGGGCGTGGTCGCTCTGCTGTGCGAAGCGATACTTGGGGTATCACAATCCGACTGTGATAAGGATTACGAACTCTCGAGTTTTAATTCTGGCGTCAGCACAGATGCGGAAGCCCGTCGCAGGAACGAAACGCCGTGGACGCGCGAGATTAACTACTTGAATGCCTATCCTGGTGCGACCTTCCGCGATAAGGTGGTTAATTTTATGGTGTCGTGCGGCATTACAATCGAAAAAATCAACGCTTTCCGAGCAGCTATGATCGACGGGACGCCGGAGACAGTGACGGCAGATATCGCAACGTACAGCATCACAAAAACACTCACTGATGTCACAGTCAGCAACGGAGCGGCATCTGTGCAGCAGTACCAGCCGTTCGTAGCAAGCATCACTCCCACGAACGGCAAATTGATTGAATCCATCAAAGTGACGATGGGCGGGAAGGACGTGACTGCTGCTGTATTGCGTGGCAGCACGGACGTGCTGAGGCGAGCTGTACGGGTCGCTTTTACAAAATGCACAAGTAGCAACCCACGCGCGTATGTCATCGACGGGCAGTCTTATTGTACTGCGATAACTGCCGACACGGGGTGCGAAGTCAGTAATGTAAAAATCATGATGGGAGGTGAGGACGTGTCCACATTTTACAAAGATGGGGTCATAGCTATTCCAGAGGTGATCGGCGATATTGTTATCACGGCAACCGCTGTAGCCCAAGCCCCAGCATATACAAACCTGCTTGATGCCGCGATTGACATGGATGGCAACGTCATCGGGCATACGCCTATGTATAAAAATATGCGATACAATAGCAGCAGCGGTGCACCTGTTGCACACTCAGGGACGAATATCACGGGCTTGCTCCCGGTCAAAAAGGGTGATGTCGTGCGTATTCGATGGAAAGGGAACACTGATATATCATATCAATCTATCAAGTTTTTCAAGTCTGACCGAACCCAAGTCAAAGTCGGATATACATCTTTGGCCAATCTCGAAAAAGGCCAAGCAGGGCCTGTTATAAACGTTAATGCTGCCAATGGAGTTGCCGATTTTAAATTCGACAGTTCAAATGGCGCAGCCTATTTTTCAATCGTGCTGTACGACACGCTGGAAAATGTAATTGTTACTACAAACGAAGAAATCATATAAGCCTCAAAAGAGCCTCTTGTTGATTTTACAGGATGCCCTACAGCATCGGATTGATGAGATGCAGAGATGAAGGAGGTAACATCTGATGGAATTTGTTTCTTGCGATCCGTCAAATTACCGCGCCGGGCGCACGCAGCCGGTGCGGTACATTGTGATGCACTACACGGCAAACAACGGTGACACTGCGCGCAACAACTGCGATTACTACCACCGCGTGGGCGGCCTGCAGGCCAGCGCGCACTATTTTTGCGACGAGCACGGCGCGATGCAGTCCGTGCGCGAGTGCGACACGGCGTGGCACTGCGGCGCGCGGGCGTACTGGCACCCCGAGTGCCGCAACGGCAACAGCATCGGCATCGAGATGTGCAGCCGCAAGCGCGCCGACGGCAGCTACTACATCCTGCCGGAGACCGTGGCCAACGCCGCGACCTTGGCAAAAGACATTATGCAGCGCTATGGCATCGACACCGACCACGTGCTGCGGCACTACGACGTGACGGGCAAGCGCTGCCCCATGCCGTGGGTGGATGACCCGGCGCAGTGGGCGGCGTTTCTGGCCATGCTGACGCCGGAAAACACTACTACAGACGAGGAGGACGAGGATGACATGGTGAGGTATAACACGATTGAGGAAGTCCCGAGTTGGGCGCAGGACACGGTGCGCGCGCTGATGGATGCAGGCGCACTCGGCGGCGTGGGCGGCGGCAATCTGGATCTGTCCATGGATATGATCCGTGGCTTTGTGGTCGGCATCAAGTACGCAGCGGCATGCAACCCCCGGTACGAGACGATCAAGGACATGCCCGACTGGGCGCAGGCGGGCATGCAGCGTCTGGTGGAGCGCGGCGCGTTGGCCGGTACGGGCGGCGGCAAGCTGGATCTGTCGCTGGATATGTTGCGCACGATGATCGTGTGCCAGCGGATGATTGACAATGCAAAGGAGGGTAAAGCATGAATGCACCAAGCAAAGCGATGGAGCTGAAAGCGGCCATCTCGGCCGTGCTGGCCGGCATGACGGCTTTCTGGGGGTGGACAGGCTGGCTCGTGGTAATCTGGCTGGCCGCGATGATCCTGGACTACGCTACTGGCTCGTGGGCGGCGCTGTCGACCGGCTCGTGGGATAGCGCGGTGGCGCGTGCGGGCCTGTGGCACAAGCTGGGCAGTATCGTGGCCATGCTCGTGGCGTTGCTGCTGGATGTGGCCCTGTCGGCGATCATCAACTACGGTGACTTGGGTTTCGACCTGCCATTTACATATAAGACGGCGTTTC